TGGTAAGAACCATATCTCCTGATATCATTATTCACTTAGCAGCAACTGTTGGAGGGATCGGGGCAAACCTAAAATCCCCAGGTAAATTTATCTATGAAAATCTGTCTATGGGCTTAGGTCTAATAGAACAAGCTAGAATTAACAAAGTCAAAAAATTTGTTCATATTTCTACAGTATGCAGTTATCCTAGGATTCTGCCAATTCCTTTTAAAGAGGATGATCTGCATAATGGACTCCCTGAAATCACCAATTCTCCTTACGGCATAGCTAAAAAAACTTTAGGTATATTGTTACAAGCATATAAGAAGGAATATAACTTCAATAGCGTGTACTTAATCCCTACAAACCTCTATGGTCCACATGATAGCTCAAATTTGGACACTAATCATGTTATTCCTGCTATAATAATTAAGACCATACTTGCTAAGTCTTCAGGTGCTCCTTTTATATCTTGTTGGGGAGACGGTTCTGTTACTAGGGATTTTCTATATGTAGAAGATTGTGCTAATGCAATATATCAAGCTACTATGAAAATAAACACGCCTATAGAGATCAACATAGGAAGCGGAAAAGAGATATTGATATCTGATTTGGTTAAATTGATTATTAGATTAGTTGATTACAAAGGAGATATCCATTGGGACGTTACTAAGCCCAACGGACAACCTAGAAGATGCTTAGATATTACCAGATCTAAAGAATTACTAGGGTGGGAGCCAGAGATTGGTTTTGAAGATGGATTAAAACAGACAATCAAGTGGTATGAGAAAGAATTGTTGTCATGAATCATAATAGTTCTACTAGACCAGAGATGGATACTCCAGAATATAAAAGCTGGAGATATGCTGTATTAGCAAGGGACAATTTTACGTGCCAGCTAACGCAGTCCAAAGAAGGTCTACAGGTTCATCACGTTGTTCCGTGGAGCCAAAATGAAAAACTTAGATACAATGTCAGCAACGGCATCACTCTTTGTAGGTCGGCACATGAAATGGTAACTGGCCACGAAGATAAGTACGAGGATATATTTAAAGAAATCATTAAAAAGAATTCTTCAAATCAATACAAAAGAGGCGGGCCGAACCCTAGGAAGAAAATGAAGTATAAAATGAAAGATCCAAAGATGAGATTTTAATATGCCTAAAGAAATAAAAATACTAGTTGACTCAAGAGAACAAAAGCCGTGGGAGTTTTCCATAGAAGAGAACACAAAGTCGGGCTTTATTACTAAGATAACTTCTTCTGAGGTTATAAAGTTAGACCAAGGTGATTACACAGTAGAAGGCCTAGAGGATAAAATTATAATCGAAAGGAAAAGTGGCCTTTGTGAATTATTCGTAAATTATACCCCGATAGAAAACAAAAAAAGGTTAGAGGCTGAGTTTGTAAGAATGCAAGGAATAAAGCATAAATATATAGTCATAGAATCAAATCTAGACGCAGACACAATGAGAATGAGCCTACAACAATTCAAGTATCCTATTCCCGCAAGCAAGATAGTAGCATGGATACTTGAGTTAGAGCTAAAATATCAAGTCACACCAATTTTTGCCGGTAACGCTGGTAAGAAAATCGCCCGATTACTATTTGACCAAGCGGCAAGGTTATATTTATGATAGATAAAGATAAATTCGGTTGGCTGGATTTACCTAATATTCCAGATGAAATATATAATCCTTTTTTGGACGATCACTACGGAGTTATGCATGATCCAATAGAAGAGTTTATGTGCTTTACATTGGACATTCAGTATTTGCATTTTGTTTGCAAAGAGATTCTTAACATAGAGTTGTTACCATTTCAATTAGCTATATTAGATAGGCTCTGGAACAAAAGACTTCCTATGCTTATAGCAAGCAGAGGGGCTGGAAAGAGCTTTATTATTGGTGTCTATTCCTTACTCAGGTTATTGCTAAGTCCCGGTATTAAAGTTGTATTAGTCGGTTCTTCTTTCAGACAATCCAAGCAAATTCATGACTATATTGTAAGTATTTGGGATAGAGCACCAATCTTAAGAGATATTGCTGGTAAAAATTCTGGTCCTAAAAAATCCGTAGATCGTTATGAGTTTTTTATTGGGACTAGTGTTGCAACTGCTTTGCCAATTGGAGACGGTTGTCTAAGCTCTAATACTCTTATGACTTATGAAAATAAAATTGGGTATATATCAGAAGATATTCCAGAAGGAACAACAGTAGATGAGAGCGTCTTCGTTAGAGACAGGAATATCTATGGTAACTTCGGATTTAACAACTCAGATGAAGCTTATTATAATGGGATTAGACCAACTAAGATAATAACTACCGAGCTAGGATTTAGCTACGAAGGAACTCATAATCATAAAATGAAAGTTTTAAGAGATGGAGAAATTAAATTTATCAGATCTGATGAAATGGTAGTCGGAGAGACAATTCTTATAGATAAGTCTGATAGATGGCATAATGAATCTCTCTCTCGTTCCGATACGCTATACTATAATCTTGGGCTTGAAAGCAACGATATTTTCTTAAAAGAAATGCTTAGTGCAAATAAAGAACAAATGTCTGATTATCTAAGAGGATTTTTTGAACAGCATTTGTCTTCTGGATTAGTCTTCAGTAATATTAATTATTTTTCTTTAAAGTGTAACAATGAAGAATCTATTAAGATAATTCAAAATGTTTTATTACATTATTCAATTATAAGCGAAAGAACGAACAACAAGTTAATTATTAAAGACAAAAGTAGTTTATTCAATCTAATAGATAAAATATGTGTTCATCTCGATAGATTTAAAAATATGTTTAGTCTTGACACAAATACAGATAATATTTATTATGATAAAATTTCTAGCATAGAAGATGGAGAATGTGCTACATACGATGTTCATGTTCCTAGTGGTCATGAATATACAGCAAATGGATTTTTTAGTCACAACAGTAAAATTAGAGGTATTCGTGCCAATATCATTATTTCAGATGAATTTGCTTCTATTCCTGAAGAAATTTTTAATGTAGTTATTCAGGGCTTTGCGATTGTGGCAGACAGTCCAGTAGAGAAGGTGAAAGAACAATCTCTTATATACGATCTAAAGAAAGCTGGCTTATGGACAGAAGAATTAGATGGTGAATATAAAAATAAGAATAAAGGCAATCAAATTATATATTCTGGAACAGCATATTATGCTTTTAATCATTTTTATAAATATTTTTCGAAATGGAGAGAAATTATTTCTTCTAATGGAGATCCAAGTAAACTAAACTCTATTATAGATGCTAATGATCCATTGTCTGATGGGTTCAACTGGAAAGACTATTGTATTATCCGTATTCCATACACGGCTTTACCAAAGGGATTTCTAGACCAAGGAATTTTAGCACAGGCCAAAGCTACTTTAAATACTAATCAATTCTTATGCGAATATGGTGGAGTATTTGCAAAAGATAGCGATGGATTTTACAAAAGATCTATCATTGACGCTGCAACTACTACCAAAAGTATAAAAGTTCCATCTGGGAAGTTAGTTCAATTTAGTGCTTCAAAAATCGGAGATCCAAAAAAGAGATATGTTATGGGGATCGATCCTGCTGCAGAAAGAGACAATGCAGCTATTGTTATACTAGAAGACAACGAAGAATATCGTTCTATTGTTCATTGTTGGACAACTAATAGAAAGAAATTCACAAGTTTAAAAAATAAAGCGAAAGATTCTAATCAAGACATAACAGATGATTACTATAGATTCATAGCCAAAAAGATTAGACAACTAATGCGTGATTTTAACGTAGATAGAATTTGCATGGATAAAAACGGCGGCGGAATAGCCATTGCAGAAGCTTTGTCTAGCAAAGATACGTTTTTAACTGATGAATTTCCTGTTTTTGAAATTATTAATCCAGATGTTCCTAAGCAATGCGACATAGAAGAGGGGCTTCATTTATTAGAACTAGTTATTCCAACTACTAATCTCAACAGCGAGGCTAATCATGGAATGCTCAAAGACATTCAGGACAAAATTTTATTATTCCCTAGATTTGATACAGTAGAACTAGAAAAGTCTATAGTATTAGACGGAATGAATGAAGATATTTTTAGTTCTTTTGAAGAGTTGGTCAACGAAGTAGAAGAGCTTAAGAATGAACTTTCTTCCATTGTTATGACCGGAACATCTATTCTAGGTGCTGAAAAATTTGATACACCAGAAGTCAAAATGGAAGGTGCAAAGAAGGGAAGATTAAAAAAGGATAGATATTCGGCATTGTTATATGCTAACTACTATACTAGGAATAAGAATAAACAAGAGCCTAGTTTGTCTATGTCTTATAAAGTTGTCGGTAATAATAAGATTTCTACAACCAAAAACAATAACAACAATAATATGTATACTGGATTTGGAGTAGCTAAATTTGGACAATCCGATTGGGCTAAAAAAGGATCTCCAGGTTTTTACAAAAGATCAGAATAATGTCTGTATACTAATATGAAACGTAATTCAATTACAATTGAAATGGACAAATATGACGCCAGGATACAAATCTTTTAACGGTAATAATAAATCTAAAGTATTATCGGAATATTCTAATACTGTTGATAAATTTGACTCACTCCTTAGAAAGAGCACAGCTTTTACTAATGAAATAGTAAGTGATATAATTGTTAGACAACCATTTAGTAAAGATGATTATGAATATTTTCGTCCTAACGAATCTATCCCTGGTAGATTCAATGATCTAATTAAGATGTGTAGATCTTCGTATCACAAAATGGGAATTATCAGAAACGTTATTGATCTTATGACAGATTTTGTTTCTGATGGATTTAAAGTAGTTGACGCTGATCCCGAAAGAAATAAATTTTTCCAACTATGGCTAAAACAAACTAATTTTACTGATATTATACAGGAATTTACTAAGCACTATCTAATTGATAACAATGTTGTCCTAAAGAGAATAACAGCAAAGATGACTAAATCAGTCCAAAGCGTATGGGAAAAATCCATAGCCGGTGCTGATGTCAAGATGTATAAGCCAATAAAAGAATTTGGAACTAAAGAAATTCCATGGAGATACTCTTTTTTAAATATTGTTAATTTGAACTGGACAGGAGGAGAGCTTGGTAAGCTAACTGGAACCTCTGGTCTAAGTATTACTCTGTCTCCTAATATTATTAGCAAGATACGTTCTAAAGTTAAAATGGATGCTGAGTCGGTCAAAGATCTTCCAGAAGATTTTAGAAAACAAGTCTTAAGCGGACAGGCTAATTCTTTTGAATTAGATATGTCCAAAATATACATGGCTCATGGAACTAAGAATTCTTGGGACTTTTGGGCTTCTCCAACACTAGAAGCAATTCTTTCAGATGTTCTTTATAAGCAAAAGCTTCGTCAAGCAGAAATGTCTGCATTAGACGGTGTTATTAACGTTATTAGACTTTGGAAACTTGGAGATCACAAAGCAGGAATTCTTCCAGACCAAGGTGCTGTAGATAAATTATTAAATATTTTACAGGCTAATACCGGCGGTGGAGCCATGGATCTCGTTTGGGACTCCATGATTGAGATGCAGCCATTCTATCCTCCTATTGATAAAATACTAGGATCGGATAAATACGAACAAGTTAATAAAGATATCCTGATTGGACTTGGGGTTCCCGAAGTACTGCTTGGTGGGAAAGGTGCCAATTTCTCTAACAGTTTTATTCAACTCAAGACATTAGTAGAGAAACTAGAGAATGTTAGACGAAAATTGTTTGCTTTTATAAATAATGAACTATCTATAGTTTGTGAATCAATGGGTTTTGATTCTTTACCAGTGGTTCAGTTTGGTTCTATCGCTGATGACGAAGGCACTACTAAAAAATTAATTGTTGGGCTTCTTGACAGAGGAATAGTAAGTGCAGAAACAGTTCTAGAGATATATGGACATGATTTTAAAATTGAAAAGAAGAGACTTGAGGATCAAAAGAATCAATTTGAAATAAAGGGTCCATTTAAGACAGAAGAAGATGCTCCAACGAACGGGAGACCTTTTATGGGAAAAGACAACCTTAAGAGGAAAACAAGGGTTGCGAAACCTAGAACAACGGCTATTACCGGAATGTCCTTTATTGATAAGATTGACGAATATTATATTCCAATCTATTTGGAACATATTCAAGTTAAAAATCTTAGACAAATAACAAATGATCAAAAGCTAGAGCTAAATGATATAAGGTCATATATATTGTCTTGTATTAAACCTAGTGATAAGATACAAAGCGAAAATGACTTAGTTTCTATTTTAGAAGAGAAAAGAACACCTAGTTCTGAAGTGTTAGACTTAATTAAAAATAATATATCTTATTTTGTTAAGGAAAACGAAGCACAGCCAACTATACAGCAAAGAAAAATGATAGAATCTCTCTCGTGGACAGAAATAATGGAGAACGAAAATGAAGATTAATGTAGAAATAGATAGCATTACTAAAGAATATAAACTAATGATTAATGGAGCAGAGGTTCCTACTGCGGACATTAAATCTCTTACCGCTGGTTGGTATAATTATTCAGATGAGGAAAAAGATCTCAATGAAACATTTTTTAATGTAACATCTATG